GATGTACCTATGTATAGAATAGATCATGAAGAATTAGATATTCCTAACCAAACATTTGAACGAGTAGATTTTGTAAATTCTGTTTGTCCGTGTGCAGGTTTATCTCAGTTAAATTCTGCTAGTGGTAGCGCCTCATCTAGAGGATCTGATGCGGTTCAAAATCAATGGATGTATAATTCAGCAGAGTATGTTTTGGAGAACGTTAAACCTAAAGTCTTATGGGGTGAAAATGCGCCAGGTCTTTTTACTAAAATGGGAGAAGGTGTTGTTGATAACCTTAAAGCCATCGGTGAAAAATATGGATATAGTTTTTCTTTAATTAAAACTAATACTGAATTGCATGGAATACCACAAAGAAGAATAAGAACATTTTATTTCTTTTGGAATACACCAACAGTTCCTATGCTAGGTTGGAAGTTTAGAGAAAAGAAACATCTTATAGATTATCTTGCAGAAATTCCAAAAGATGCAACATTACAAGATATGTTTATGGTAGCAGGAAAAGTAACAGATCATTATAAACCTTATGAATTTGTATTAGAAAAAGAAGAATTAAATCATGCTGATTTTGCTAAGAAATTTGGTAAAGGTACAATTGCTCAATATTTAGAAAAGAATGATTTATTAGATGAATGTATTCAATGGTTAGATAAAAATTATCATAAACAAGGATTCTCTAATAAAAAATCAACAAAATCATTTGGTGATATGTTAGAACACCAGAAATATAAAACAAGCCAAGGTTTAGGTTATTGGGATGCTTCACCACATTTCTTTAATGAAAGCTTTTCTGCTCTTATTGGTAGAAATATGTTTAATGGCGTACACCCAACAGAAAACAGGTATCTAAACATTAGAGAAATGTTACACTTAATGGGATTACCATTAGACTTTGGAATTAAAGATGCTAGGCAAGTTAATCATATTGCTCAAAATGTACCAGCAACAACTGCAATGGATATGGCAGTAGAAGTTAAAAAATTCTGTGAAGGTAAAGCTAAAATGACAAACTTTACTTTTATGAAGCAGGATAATACAAGTCAGAAAATCTTAGTAACGGAAGAGCTAGGTGCAATACCTAAAAAGAAGTATAAAGTTAAGAGTACTTTTTAAAACTAAATTAAATTAATGCATATAACAATAAACAAATAATAAATTCAATGGAAGCAACTATTAAAAAAATTGACGGTTACGAATTAAGTACATTCGTCAAAAAACTTTTACCGATTGATAAATTCATTTTTATGAAAATTGGAAAGGAAGGAACCGTTTCATCTGTATACTTCCCAGAAAGGGATGCAGTGAAATTAGTATCAACACCAACAACCGATATATTTGACACTGACATTACTGATCCAGTAAAAGTTAGTTTTTATAATGGTACGAAAGTAATTGATGCGCTATCTCATTTTAACGGAGATGTACAAGGAAAGATTAAATATTCTGAGATTGACGGAGAATTAATGGCAAGTGATTTTACTCTAGCTAATGATGATCTTCAAATTAACTTAGCATGCGCAGATCCTTCATTATCCTTTATGGAAATGAGTAAAGAAGAAACTGATCGTGCATTTGGAACTGATGGTAATATATTTCAGTTTGATCTTTTAACAACTCATGTGGATAAAATGAAATCTTTATTTAATTTAGAAAGAGAAGAAGATACATTTACTTTAGCAGTAACCGATAAAGGTGTTGCAGTTCAAGGACTTTCTTATGATGCAACATTAGCTCATTCTTATGAAGGTGAAAATGCAGTAGGACAAAAGGTTGTAATCTATAAAAAATATATTAACCTTTTAGATAAAGAAAACTATAAAGTGGTAGTTTGTAATAATAAAGTTGTATTTAGATCTTTAGATACCAACACTCACTTAACTGTCGCGGTTGCGATTACTGACGAGGATTAATATCCTAACTAAAACAAAGGCACTCTATTTATTTAGGGTGCCTTTTTCTTAAAACTTTTTATAGTTTTTAGCATATAAAAATAAAATATAAATTATGGCATACATAACTAAAACTGGATTAAGAGTAAGTACTACTAAAAAGAATGGGCAAGAGGCTATTGAATTTATACCTTTTAGTACTAGATATCAGGATACATACATTCAATATATTACACAATATTATAATCCTATAACCGGTATATATGATAATACAAAAACTCAAATATATTTTGAAGGTAATGATACTTTATTAATTGATCAAGGTTATGCTACTACATCTTCTGAATTAACATAATATGACAGAAACTACTGAGTTAGAACAAATACAAAAAGAAGCTAGTAAGTTTTATAATTATGAACAAGCAGTTAAGTTAATGCTTAACTCTATTTATGGTGCATTTGGTAATCCTTACTTTTATTTCTTTAATGTTGATATAGCAGAGACTATAACATTACAAGGTAAAGATGCAATTCTATATACTGAAGAATTACTTAACATGTACTTTAGTAAATATTGGCATAAAGATATCGCTGCCCATAAAGAAATGGGAATTACAGTAACAGGTAGAATAGAAAATCCTGTAGGTATTTATATTGATACAGATTCAGTATATGTAAAGTTTGATGAAGTAATAGCAAAATCAGAAGGCTGGGAAGGTGATGAAAAGGAATTTATTTTAAAATTATATAAGGTTAGAGTAAATGGTTATTTAGAAAAAATTCTTCAAAAATATGCTGATGATAATAATGCAGAAAACTTTTTATCTTTTGAATTAGAAAGTATTGCTAAAAATGCAATATGGTTAGCTAAGAAAAAGTACATGCAAAATATTGTATGGAAAGATCCAGATATTCATTATGAAGATTTGTCTAAAATTAGTTCAAAAGGTTTTGAAATTATTCAATCATCAACTCCAATATTTGCTAGAGAAAAACTTAAAGATTTATTGACATATATCTTTTCGGTTGATAAATTAGATATGAAAGCGTTTGCTGCTCTACTTAAAGATATTAAAAGACAATTTAAATTAGCTAATGTAGATCAAATTTGTTTTTCTAGGAAAGTAAATAATTATCAAAAATATATTACAAACGATTATGAAGCGTTTGAATTTGCATCAAGGTGCCCAATAGGTGTAAGATCTGCAGGTTATCATAATTACTTATTAAACAATTCTTCATCTAAAGGTAAATATCAGCCACTAGGAAATGGTGAAAAATGTAAAATGTATTTCTCTAAAGATAAAGCATGTGATGTATTCGCATTTGCACCAGGTGATTATCCTTATGAATTTGCACCAGAAATTGATCATGATAGGCAATTTGAAAAAACTATATTAGATCCTATTAATCGAGTAGTAACTGCAATGGGGTTTAAGGCATTTAACAGAAACTTAATTTACACAACCAGCTTATTTTAAAGCTTAAATAAATATTAAAATATAAAAATTAGACATATGCTTAATCGAAAATTTAGGATTCACTTATTAGGTTTACCTCATACAAAAACTACTTTAGATTTTACTGCTTGTGCATACACAATGAAAGTATGGAAGTTTTGTAAAATGATGGAAGGTAGAGGCCACCACTTAATGCATTATGGTCATGAAGAATCTAATCCTTGTGCCGATGAATTAATACCTGTAATCACAGCAGAGAAATGGGATGCAGTTTATGGTGATCATGATTTTCATAGTAAATTTTTTACCTTTGATGTCAACGATGCAGCATATACAGAATTTTATAAAAATGCAATTGAAGAAATTGGTAAAAGAAAGCAACCAGGAGATATTATTTTACCTTTTTGGGGCGGTGGTGTTAGACCAATTTGTGATGCTCACCCTGACCTTAATGTAATTGAACCAGGTATTGGATATGCACATGGACATTGGGCTAATTTTAAAATATTTGAATCTTATTCGATATATCACGCTTATTGTGGTTTAGATAATGTTGGTATGTGTAATCAATCTTGGTATGATATTGTTATTCCTAATTATTTTGATTTAGATGAATTTGAATACTCTGCTAAAAAAGAAGATTATTATTTATTTGTAGGTAGAGTATATGATGGCAAAGGTCTTAATATTGCAATACAAGCAACTCACGCAATTGGGGCTAAGTTAAAAGTGGCTGGTCAATTAGCCGGTCCTTATGCAGAACCTGATTATAAATGGCCTGATCATGTTGAGTTTATGGGTTATGTTGGGATGAAAGAACGTAAAGATTTAATGAAGGGTGCTATAGCATCATTCTTACCTTCTATGTATGTTGAACCATTCGGTGGGGTACAAATAGAAAATTTACTTTGTGGTACTCCAACTATTACAACTGACTGGGGAGCATTTACAGAAAATAACATTCATGGTCATACTGGTTATAGATGTAGAACCTTTGAAGATTTTGTTAAAGCTGCTAAGGATTGCCGTGATGGTAAAATAAAATCTATTGACTGTAGAAATCATGGTGAAAAATTCTCATTAAAAAATATTGCTCCTAAATATGAAACTTTCTTTAATGATGTTTTAGATATATCTCAAGATAAAGGGTGGTATACTATTAATGATATTTCACTATATGATGAAAAGTATTTAGCAGATGATAGAGGTTTAAATTCAGATGGAACTCCTTTAGAAAAAAAAAGCTAAAACCTAAAATAGCTATATACAGCAATAAAGGTTGGTCTATTGGTAGAATTCATGACAGCATTATAGAATATCTTTCTAATGATTATGATTTTAAATTTTTTAATTGGCATAATAATAATGACATTCTTGAATTTAATTCTACTTGGAATGATTATGATGCTATACTTAGTAACGGTACGATATCAAAGCTTAATGATAAAACAGATCCTAACTTTTATAAAAAGGCTATTTGTGTTTCGTGGGCAGAGCCTAATTTAGAAGGTGGTTATTTTATTGAATTAATTGGTGATAATCCTGATATTCTTTGGGGTGCACCAACACTTGCTATCCAAAAATCACTAAAAGATCTTTTTAATATAAATGCCATGAGCGTTATTGCTGGGGTTAACAAAAAGGATTTCTTCCCTACTCGAAAGATTAATAAGATAACTACATTAGGATTAAGCGGGCAACCGGGTACTTATGATGGATGGGATTATATAAAAAGACCTGAAATGATGAGAAATATCGCACTTAATGCCAATATTAAATATGAGTTTATACATAGCAAATCTAGTAATGAACACCACAACTTATATAAAGATATAGATATGTATATTTGTACTAGTCGTAGTGAGGCAGGGCCTTATGGTATTGCAGAAGCAGCGTTTTGCAAAATACCAGTAATATCCACACCAGTAGGATATGCATCAAAGTTTAAGAGTATAAAAACATTCACAACAGTAGATGAGGCAGTATCTATTATAAATGATTTAAATTCTAATCCTAGAAAATTAGAAAAATATATTAATGATGTGTATGAAGAATTGGCACGTGAATTAAACTGGGAATATGTTGCTAAAACATACTGGAAGCCTCTAATTGAAAAAAGATTAAACTCTAATAAAACTTAAACAAAACACCTTTTGTGCTATATAAAAATAAACAATATTTAATATGGCAAAGGAATTCTCATTCGCAGATTTAAACAAAGAAATGTCAAAGATATCCGAGTACGGAAATACTTTAGACAAATCAACAATTTCAGAAATTGATCATTATATACCTACTGGAAACTTTCATCTTAATGCATGTTTAACAGGATCATTATTTGGTGGTTATCCAAATAACAGAGCTGTTGCATTAGCAGGACCATCAGGTACAGGAAAAACATATCTTATTTTAAATGCAATTAAACAGGCACAGAAACAAGGATATAGTATTATCTTTTATGATTCAGAAAACGCAGTAGACAAATCATTAGTTGAAAAATTTGGTATTGATCCAAAAACTTTTAGATATGAGCCATGTAATACTGTTCAAGAATTTAGAAGTTCAGTAACTGCAATTACTGATGTATTAATAGAGCAAAAGAAAAAAGGAATTGCATTACCTAAAATAATGGTAGTTTTAGATTCTGCTGGTAACCTTGCAACTCAAAAAGAAATTGATGATGCAAAAACTGGAAGCAGTAAAGCAGATATGACTAGAGCTAAATTATTAAAATCTACCTTTAGAATTATTATGACACAATTCGGTATTTGTAAAATTCCATTCTTGTTTACTAATCATACCTACCAAACACAAGACTTATTCTCAAGACAAGTTGGAGGTGGCGGTACAGGGCCAGAATATGCAGCATCGATTATTTTATTTTTAGGTAAAGCTAAACTTAAAGAAGGTGTAGAACAAACTGGTATTATTGTAACTGCTAAGCCTAATAAAAATAGATTTGCAAAACCTACAAATATTAAATTCCATATTTCTTTTAATAAAGGTATGAATCCTTATGTAGGATTAGAAGAATACATTAGTTGGGATACATGTGGTATTGAAAGAGGAAGATTTATTACTGAAGGCGCTTTTAATAAATTAACTGACATAGGAAAGTCTGAATGTAGACAACATTCTTTTACAAAAGATAAAAAAGATGTAACTGTTTATTTCCAACCTGCTGCAACTGCTCGTAAGATCTGTGTTAAACACTTAAATGATGCAGTAGATCTTAGTCAATTATATACCCCTCAGGTTTTAACTGAAGATGTATTAAAATTAATAGAACCTATTGTGAATGCTAAATTTACTTATGGTGATGAATTGGATCAAGAAGAATTAGGAAACATAATTACAGAAACAGTTGATGATGTTACCGAAAACTCTTAATACAGCAAAGCTTAAAGTAAAGTATGTATTAGGAAATCACACAACACTACCACAATATCCTGATGCTGAAGATGTACTTTTTGAATTAATACGTGATTATTGTGGCAAGGTTGCTAAAGATATAAAGTTTACAGATGTCTCAATGGCAAAAAGATGGAATTTATCTAAAGAGCAGTGTAATGTTCTTTTAAAAGAATTACTTAAACATGAATTTTTAGAAATATCTTTACAAAATTCTGCCTATACTACATATGAAGTAATTTATAATCCATACCAATAAAACTAATTATGTTTTTTAGCATATAAAAATAAAACTACATGAAATCAAGCATAGATCACGAAAAGATTTTCTTTAACTATTTTTTAACAAAGCCACATTATCTAAAAGGAACAGGTAAAGGCTTTTTTGCAAATAGGGATTTAGATCAGATTGCAAAGTTATCAAAAGATTTTTATTTAAAGTTTGGTGAAAGTCCATCTAAACAACAGATGTCAGCTTTAGTTAAAGATGATCCTAATGATATATCTCAGGATATTGTAAAATCTATTTATGATATTAATATTAATGAATATGATCAAGATTGGTTAAAGAGAACTGGAGAGGCGTGGGTTAAATGGAAACATTTTGATAAACAATTAGTAAGAACAATTGAATATGTAAAAACTCAAGATGTATCTCCAGAAAACGTAGAAGATGTTGTTCAGCGTGCAATAGGAATGATCTCTACTGATGGATCAATTAATTTTGATACAGATACAGGTTTAGATTTTTTTAATCCTGAATCACATATACAAAGAACATCCAAGAAAATAGAAACTGGGTGGTCTTTTGTTGATAGAGTATCAGGAGGAGGCTATGATACAAAATCTTTAATTGTTTATGCAGGTGAACAAAACATTGGTAAATCTATATGGTTAGCCAATGATGCAGCTAATTTTGTTAAGATGGGTCATAATGTGGTTTTCATCACTGCTGAAATGTCAGCACAAAAGGTATTAAAAAGAATAGGTTCAAATCTATTACATATTCCTATGACTGATTATGATAAAAATTCAAGCAATAGAGATTATATGAAGAGAAGATTGGAAAAGGTATCAAGAGGTTTACTACCTCCTGGTAAATTATTTGTTAAAGAATATCCAACTTCACAAGGAACTATACCAGATATAGAAGCTTATCTAAAAGACTTAGAAGAAACCACTGATCATAAAGTAAATGTATTAGTTGTAGATTATATTAATATTCTTGCAAATTATAGAAATCCTAATACTGAAAATACTTATATGAAGATAAAGCAAATTGCAGAAGATCTTAGGGCATTAGCAGTTAAAAGAGATATGTTAGTAATATCTGCAACTCAGATTAATCGTGGTGCATGGGATGCAACCGAGGTAAGAATGGAAAACATTGCAGAATCTGCAGGTCTTGCGCATACTGCTGATGTAATGTATGCGTTAATACAGGATTCAGTAATGCACGCAGAGCGTGAATATTGGTTAAAGGTTTTAAAAATTAGAGATGGGCAAGGAAAAGGCTCAAGGTGTAAATTTGATATTGATTATGAACATATGAGGTTAACGGAAACCGATGATATATCAGGATAATAATAAAATATAAAATAATATGTGGGGAAAAAAGAAAAAAGCTCTTACTAAAGGGGAAGATGATAAAAAATCAAAGTTTGTAGAAAAAGATAAGATCTTTAATAATACATACGGAGAACAAGACTTAGGTGGCCAAAAGATAAACTTTACAGTTTCATCTTCATGGTTAGATGGAATGGATCCAGATGATAAGCAACATTATGATTCTTTGTTTGAAAAAATAGATTCATTAATAAAGGGTAGTGAATTTGAACATTTAAATGAAGCAACCCCTGAAGGTGTTATTAAAAAATTAAACAAAGTACAAATTAATAAAGTATTCTTTTACATAATAGAAAATACTGGATCATCGTATACCAGGATAGATTTATTTAGTGTTCTTTCAGATTACTTTGATGTATTTCCTAATAAGTTCTATAATTCATTATCAAATAAATTTAAAGATGAATTAATCGAAGAGCTAGATAAAAAATACAATATTTTAGAAAAAAGAAAAATTAGAAAATTATTTTAATATGGCAAAAAGAATATGGATGGTATCCGATTCACATTTAGGCTGTAGATCAAATTCTGTTTTATGGCTTAATATAATTGAAGATTACTTTTTTAAATTTTTTATACCTTTAGTAAAAAAAGAATATAAGAAAGGTGATGTTCTTTACCATTTAGGTGATGTATTTGATAATAGGCAAAGTGTTAATTTAGCAGCACAAGATTTGGCAATTAGAGTATTTGAAGAACTAGGTAAAATATTTCCAGACATTCATATCATTGTAGGTAATCATGATATAATGAGAAAAAATTCAAATGAAATTTCATCTGTTGACTGTTTAAAATATTTACCTAATGTAAATGTATTAAAAGAACCTAAGATTTTAAAATATAAAGATGCTACATGTTTACTTATGCCATGGAGAAGAGATCATCAACATGAAAAAGAAACAATAGATTCTGTGAAAGGCGATATTGATTATATGTTTTGCCATACAGAAACACAAGGTGTTCAAATTAGTCCTAGTACAAAACATTTACATGAAGGTGGTAATGTAGTAGGAATATTTAAAAGATTCAAAAGAGTTTATTCTGGTCATATTCATTATAGACAAGATAAAGAAAATTTTATTCTTGTAGGTAATCCTTATCAAATGACTAGATCTGATAGAGATAATCAAAAAGGTATTTATGTATTAGACTTAGAAACTGGTAAACATGAGTTTTTTGAAAATAAACAAAGTCCAGTTTTTCTTAGGTATTATATTAATCAAATATTGGAAATGAGAATGGAAGATATTGAAAAAGAAATAAAAGATAATTTTGTAGATATCTTTATACCTTCAAATGTACTAGGTAAATATAACATTAATATGTTTATGGACTATCTTGATGGTTTAGCTAGAAAATTAGAACCGAGAATTTATGATGAAGATAATCCGTTTGATATTGAGGATGGTGAATTATCAGACTTTAATGGTGAAATGAATTTAATGAATATTGCAGCAGAGCACATTAATTCTTTAGATTATGATGATGATTTAAAAGAAAGATTAAAAGTATCGGTACAAGAATTATATAAAAGAACAATATCACCAAGCTATGAAAATTAAAAAAGTAGAGTTTAAGAATTTTGCAAGTTATGGAAATAGGTTGCAGGTTATAGATTTTGAAGAAGATAAGAGTAACTTATATTTAGTTCTTGGTGGTAATGGTGCAGGTAAAAGTACATTAGCAAAAGTAATAACATATATGTGTTATGGTAAAGTAGAAGGGGCAACCTTAAAAGATTTACCTAACAGAGTTAATGGTGAACTGTATGGAAGAATATGGTTAGAATCAAAAGGTAATAAAATTGAAATTGAGAGAGGTATTAATCCTGGTATTTTTAATGTTAAAATTAATGGTGCTGAATATGATGTTGCAGGTAAAGTAAACTTACAAGAATTTTTAGAAACAGAAATTTATGAAATACCTTATCACGTTTTTAAGAATGTAATTATTCTTTCGGTTAATGATTTTAAATCTTTTATTACAATGTCACCGTATGATAAGAAAAGAATTATAGATAAGATATTTGGTTTTTCAGTTATTAATGAAATGGCTGAATTAGTTAAAGAACAACGCAGAGGTATTATTGAGGATATAAGAACTTATGAAGATGAAATAAGAACTCTTAATGAATCTATTGGATCTGTTTATGACAAGATAGAACAAATTGAATTACTTACAGCAGAAAAAGATAAATCTAAAGTTACTAAACTAAAAACTGATTTAGTTGAGTTAAATGAAAGAAGAAAAAAATTAAAAGGGTTTACTACAAAGACAAAAGAAAAATTGGAGGAATTAGATTTAGCATCTAGAAATAAAGCCTCAGAACATTCTACACTACAGCATAAAATTTTAAATATAAAAAGTGATTTAAAATTATTTGAAAATTCTACATGCCCTACATGTACAGCTCCACTTACTTCTGATTTTCACTTAGATATTAAAAAAGAAAAAGAAGAGTCTCTTATTACATTAGAAGAAGAATTTATTAATATTAAAAAAGAGTATGAAGATTCAGTTACTAAGTTAACAGATTTAAGGCACAAAGGTAGAGACATATATGAAAGGCTAGGTGGTTTAGAGGTTGAAATGGAAAATCTAAAATCTGAATTAATTAAAATAGCTGATAAAGATGAATCGGATTCATCAACTAACCTAAAGCAATTAGTAAAAGATTTTAAAGTTCGTAAAGATGATAAGTCGTCTGGTAAATTAAAAAGTGAAAGTGAAGATTATTATTTAACCATACTTGAAAACTTAATGGGTGAAGGCGGAATTAAAAATTTAGCAGTAAGATCTATCTTGCCTTCTTTTAATAATCATATACTTTTAATGGGTAGGGAAATGGGAATTCCTTTTGGTATAAAATTTGATGATAAATTTAATTGTACACTTCACCACCTAGGAACTGAGATTAGCCCAAAGACATTAAGTACAGGTGAAAAGAAAAAGGTAGACTTTGTAATTATTATGGCTTTAATGAAAATGATTAAAGTCAGGTTTCCATCTTTAAACATTTTATTCTTAGATGAAATATTTTCTTCAATTGATTCTGATGGTGTATATCATATAATTAATATCCTACATGATACTATACAAGATATAGGTTTAAATACATTTGTGATTAATCATACAGTATTGCCTAGTGAATATTTTGATAAAAAGTTAGAAATTACAAAAGATGCAGGCTTTAGTGAATTTACAATTGAAACTATTGGATAAATATAATACAAGAAAAATTAAAAATGACTAATGTCAGCATATAATCAAGAGTTTAATAAAGACAACACTATACTGCGTTATATTATAGTAGCTCTTTTAGCCGAGCTAAAAGATAAAGTTTATTATTATAACCAAGTAGATGAAGATAATATAAAGAAAATATCAGTACCTTTTTATTATTCAATAACAGGAGACGGTAGATTTTTAATGGATAATTTTTTGTTTGATGCAGAAGCAAAAGGTAAAGCTATCGGTGATTATGAAGTAGTACCAAGAGGTATTATACAGTTAACTGGAATATCCATAGATTCAGGTAGCCAAACAAACAAGTTCGCTAGAAGTGAGTTTGTACAAGAATGGGAAGGTGTATTAAAGACTTTTTCAATGGAAACAAATTTTCTTCCACTTAATATGTCTTTTGATTGTACTGTTGTATGTTCATCTAATTTAGAAATGTTAAAGGTTACAGAATCTTTAATGAGTAAGATTTATAAAAATACTTTATTTCAAATTGATTTAGGTATGATGAGAGTTGCAGGAACATTTGCAGTCCCAGAAGATTATGCACAAAACAGATTATTTGAATTCCAATTAAATGATAAAAAAGAATGGAGTGTAACATTTCCAATAGAGGTGCAATCATTTATGCCAGTATTTGAAAGTGGTATTTTAATTCCTGAAGTAAGTCTTATGACAAGAGCTGCTATAAAAGCAAATCCTAATGCTCAAGGGGTTGGTATGTTAAGATCAGGTTCTAATAATGAATTAGGCATTTTCTTTGGTGGAATATTTCAGAAATTTGAATACACAAGTGAAAGTATTTTAAAGATGCAACCTAGTGGATTAGTTAGTAATAAAGGATACATTAATCCAGATGCTATACAAACAGGCGGTCCTTATATAGATACATCAGTATCATCTGCCCCAATTGTACCTGAATCGTTGGATAGCTTAAATTACAGGAACGCAGATAGGATCCCAAAGGTAGATGAATCAGGACTAGGAAGTGTAGATGATGGCTTTGGAAAGTGACAAACAATTAATCAAAGAGACTTATAATATATAAAACAAATCAAATAGTGTAATATGGAAAACACAATCAACGAAGGACAAACACAAGTTTATGCAGATGGGGCAATTGATGCTCAACCTGGTGTAAATACGTCTGCTCCTTACTTAAATCAACCAAGCCAGCAATTAATGGATATAATTCATGTATTGTTTAGCCAAAGTGGTAGAATGTCAGATATTGATAATGATGGTAAAATTGATCATAGTGGATCTATGACAGATCAACAAGTCATGACAATTTTGGTAGGAATGGGAATTCCACAACAAATGGCAATGAGCGGTATTTCAAAGTATCGTGAAAGCATGCCAGATCAATCCGATATATACACTGAAAATAATAATAAACAAAAAAATCATAACAAAATGAAATTTACATTAACAGACCTATACGAAAACGTTGTGGATAGTATTAATGGACTAAAGGCAATGGATAATGACAATTCCAGAGTTTCGTATTCTGTTAAAGAATCTTTAACGATTTTGGAAAATGCAATAACTGCATTTCCAATGAAACTGAAAAATGCAGATCTTTCTGCTATTAGTGAAGAGTTAGAAAATTCAGTTAGCCCAGATCTTAAATTTAAAATTGCAAGAAACTTATATACTAAATTAGCTCAATCAACTTGGTTAAATCCAATTTCTGAATTGAGAGAGTATATAATGGAATCATATAATAATGCTAAATGGGAATTTAGAATTAGTGAATCTATTGCAAGAACAGAAAATCAAAAAGGAAAACTAATAGAATCATTTAATTCAGATTTAGTTTCTTTATTAAATGAATCAGATGTAAAATCTAAATTTGCTGTTGTTGCTGCAAAGCACCCATGGTCAACAGATGCTAAGCAAATAGTAAATGAAATGAATGCTGAAGATCAAAAGGTTGCATCTACTGCAAATGGTAAAGTTGTATCTGTGCTTTCTCCAGTATTAGAATCTGAAGAAGGATTAACATTTAACTTACACGGAAAGAATTATACTTATAATGGAACCGACATTACTGAAGCTAATGTAACTGATCCAAGATTCTTCGATGTATCTGAAGGTTTAGCTATGTTCTCAAGAAATGGAAACATTCTTTCATTACATGGAGAAAACGGTAAATCATTAGAATACAACATTACTGAAGGTACTTTAACGATGGGTAAAATTGATATGACTAATTATAGTATAATTGAATTAAAGGAATCTTTATTGGCAACTAATTTCTCAGGATACAGAAACCAATGGCAAAATGATAAAATTTGTAAATTCTTTGAATCAGTCGATATGATTGCTGAAATGGATAATTTTACAACTATTCAAAATCAAGAATTTGCTGATGTATTTTTAACAATGATCGGAGTAAATGAAGGTATATACATTAATAAAGTAAATCCTGGAATGAACTTAAATGAAATGTCAAAAATTGATACTGCTACAGAAACTGTTGAAATAGTAAAAGAATTTATTAACTTTGATGTTTCTCCAATTCTTTCTGAAAGATTAATTGCAGAGAATAATGAAAAGGCAATTGATGAAAACAAAAGAAAAGATCTTACTGATTCTATTTCTTTCTTAGAAGAAAAGAAATCTGAAGTTGAAGCCGCTATTAAGAAGTTAGGTGAAACTGAAGAATTAACTGAAGCTTTAAATTTATTAGCTGAAGAGTTAAAAGGAAAAGAAAAAGAATTAGCTGATTCATATATTTCTGAAAAAAAAAGTAAAGACGACTATTTAAATGATGGTTTCGTAGAAGCATTAGTTAAAAAGAACGGTAATGGCTTAAAAAAGAAACAAGAAGTATTAGTTTCTGCTGAAGAATATGCTTCACTAGGCGATGATGATATGTTAAGTGTAATTGTTCCTAAAGATGGAAAAAGTATAGTAATGCCAAAAGGCGATTTAGAAGTTAAGATTTAAATAGTAACTCTACATCTAATAATAATTAGAGGACCGATTGAATTAAACAATCGGTCCTTTCTTGTATATAATAATAAATAAATCAAAGCTAATGGCAAGAAAAAGAAATTACCTAAACAACAGAGACCTCCTCGATCAAATTGTTTTATCAAAAGAATTAGGAGAACTGACACCGAAGGCACTAGAATTTTTAATGTTACTAGCTGATAAGTGTTCAAGAAAATTAACATACAGAAACCCAGAAGATAGGCAAGATTGTATTGCCTATGCTTATATGGATCTTTATAGATATTGGAGAAATTTTAATCCTGAAAAAAGTACTAATGCATTTGCTTATTTTACTGAAATAGCAAAAAGAGGATTTGCAAAAGGTTGGAATAAATTACACCCAAAGAAATATCATGGCACTGTTTCAATTAACGGTAGTGCTGATAGTGAAGGAATCTATACAATATAAAATAGTGAATGAGTATAAAGAAGGTAAAGCCTACTTCAAAGTCTGGATTTAAACAAGGTTATTATAAACCTAAATACCCTCAAAAGTACAGAGGAGAAGGTCCAATCATATATAGAAGTAGTTGGGAAAGAAAATTTTGTTATTGGTGTGATCATAATATGGATGTGATTTACTGGATATCAGAACCGTTCTCTATACCTTATTTTAATTTGTTAGATAATAAGTTTCATAAGTATTATCCTGACTTTTTCTTTAAAATGAAAAAAGGAGACAAGACAGAAGAATATGTAGTAGAAATAAAACCTAAGGCTCAATTACAAAAACCTAAGGAACCAAAAAGAAAAACTGCAAAGGCATTAAAGAATTTTAAATATGCCTATGAATCGTATGTTAGAAATTTGTGTAAACAAAACGCATTAAATAAAATGGCAAAAGAAAGAAATTGTAAAGTAATGCTATTAACTGAAGACTCAAAATTATTCTAATGGCATTAATAGGAACATTCACAGAAGACTTAGAAATTTACCTTACTGAAAATAAAGGTAGAAATCGTGCATCTAAAAAATCACAAATAGATATACCTCGAATTTCTGCAAAGGCTGATGGTGTTTTAAATCCTGGTCAAATGTATAGTTTTTATTATTATACTAAAGATGAGGCTTTTTATGACTCACACCCGCTAGTTATAGGTTTAGGAGAATCTGATAATGGGCATCAGTTAGGTATTAATTTACATTATATGCCGTATGAAGCAAGAATACCTTTTTTAACTGAATTGACAGTTTCTTTAAAAAGCCAAATTGCTGGTTTACTTAAAGGTAGTGCATTAGGTAATCCTAAAGCCCAGGCACCTATTACTGCATTTAGGTGGGAATTTGTAAAAAGAGCATTTGGTAGAAAATATAATTTAACTTACTGTACAAGGCAGTATATAATAAAGAAAATGAAAAACCCTTATGTCTTAGGATATGAGGATTGGCATGTTGGCGCAGTTAATAATGAAAGTGATTTTTATGGTGGAAATATAAACGAGGCACAATCATTATACTACAAGAATATATAAAATAATAAAAAATAAGAATATGGCAGGTTTTACAGATAGAAGAGGTCCTTTAAGTACAGGGAACCCAGTACGAAAGCTTCTTAAAGATCTTTCTAATTTAGGAATGGCTTATGATGATATGATCATTCGTAATTCTAGAGCAGTAGGTTTTACTGAAAATCAAATGGGTTATTCATTTAATCCTATGGGTTCAGATGGTGATGATATGTATGGTGCATTTGCTGCGCTATCATTGACTGATACTAACATGAAGAAAAATATTGCATTTTTCGACCAAGACTACACCAGAAAAAGAGACCAACTTAGAACCTTTGCAGTACAAGATGAAATAGAGGATATCTTAGATGTATTAACTGATGAAGCAATTGTATTTGATGAATCTAATTACATGGCTTATGCAGACTTTAATGGTCATATTGGAGAATCAATTGAAGAAGAGATTGCTGATGTATATAATAATATCTATAATTACTTCGGATTTAATGATTCAGTTGCTCCATGGAATTATTTTAGAAAATGGCTAATCGATGGATATCTTGCATTTGAAATAGTTTATAATGATAAGCAAACCGAGATTATTGGTTTTAAAGAATTAGATCCTATATCATTAATGCCAGGTATTGATACTGATGATGGTAAAAAAGTTTGGATTCAATATAAAGGCGAAGGGGCAAAGGAGAGAACATTATGGGATTCTCAAATAATTTATATTTCATATTCACAAGTTAATTCTCCAATGAGAATATCTTATGTTGAAAGATTAATAAGATCTTTTAATCTATTAAGAATAATGGAACACAGTAGAATTATCTGGGCAGTATCTAATGCTTCATTTAAAACACAATTTACAATACCTGTTGGTGGTAAATCAAAAACCAGAGCAAAACAATCTCTAGCAACATTAATGAATTCATATCGTGAGGTTGTAGACTTTAACTTTGAGAGTGGTGAGATTCAAACAAATGGTAAACCAATGATGCCGTTTAATAAAGAATACTGGTTACCTTCTAAAGATGGCGATGCTCCAGAAATTCAAACAATAGGTGGGGATGGTCCTGATTTAGGTGATACTGAATCTTTAAAATATTTCTCTGATAAATTACAATTAGCTTCTAAGATACCATTTTCTAGGTTTGATAGAGAAGGTGGTAATACTTATGATATGGAAGCAAGTGGTATGCTAAGAGATGAAATTAAGTTTGGAAGGTTTATTTCAAGATTAAGATCAATATGGCAAGAAATATTAGTTAAGCCAATGTATCTACAAATGTGTCTTAATCATCCTGAATTAAAAAATGATATTGCATTTAAAGCCGGTTTAGGATTAAACTTTATGAAAGATAATGTATTTGAAGAAATGAAAGAAATGGAGTTACAGACAAAGCGTGTTGATTTTATTGGTAATATGAAAACTCAATTAAGTACAATGACTGCTGAAATGGAAGAAATACCATATTTTGATTTAGGATTCTTAATTAAGAGATATGGTGGATTTACACGCGATGATATTAAAGCAAACGCTCGTGCTAAAGAACGTACTGACTTAGAAGCAGAGGGATATAAAAACGAAGATATTGAAAAGATTCTTTTAGGCGCTAATCCTAAAGATTTTAAGCCAGAGAAGAAAGATGATGGTATAGATGATGACCCATTAGCTGGAATCTAAAAACTAATAAGAGTTATAATATATAAAACAAATAATAACTAGAAAGATGTCAAATAAGAAACTTTTAATTCTAGAAAGATCTAAGTCTAATTTAAGTATGACAAAGGATGCCGATGGCTCTGTTGTTCTTGAAGGTGTATTTACTGAGATCGGAGTAAAGAATAAAAACAATAGAATTTATGAAGAAGCTGAAGTTCTTCCTCATATTAATGAACTAAAAGAAAAAGTTAAAACAAATAAACTTTTAGGTGAATTAGATCACCCTAAAGATTTTGACATTAGCCTATCAAATGTATCTCACGTTATCGAAGATTTAGAATACGATAAAGATAAGAAACAAGTTCTAGGAAGAATAAGATTATTAAATACTTCAAAAGGTAAAGAAGCTCAAGCATTAATAGAAGATGGTATTCCATTACATATTTCTAGTAGAGCAGCTGGAACAGTTGATGAAGCTGGAAAGGTTAAAATTAAAAAATTCTTTACGTATGATTTAGTTGCAGATCCTGGATTTGAAAATGCTGAATTATCAAAGGTAAACGAATCTTATGGATTCGGTGATACTGAAGGTTTATACATTTATGAAATGGAAGATACTAAAGAAGAAATAAATAAAACAAATAAAACAGATCTAACAATGGAAAATACATCCGGAAATTTTGTAACTGTTGAGGATTTCAATAAGTACACTGAATATGTAAAAGATACTTTAGACAGTGTTAAGGAATCTGCTAACTCAAACAGTGATGAACTATTACAAAAACTAGTTACATATACTGAGCATATTGCAGAGAAAGTAAATCAGGTAACTGATTATACTGAATACTTATCAGAAAATCTTGACAAGAGTATATCTCACTCTGACTACTTAGCAGAGAATATAGATAAAATTAAAAATTACGCTTCTTATTTAGGAGAAGAACTAGATAGTTCTATTCAATATACTGAGCATGTTGCTGAACAAGCAGACAAAGGAATTGAGTATTCTAATTATTTAGGAGAAAAACTAGAAAAAGGAATTGACTATTCAGAATATGTTGCTGAAACTGTTGATAAGAATATTGCTTATTCAGAATATCTTGGTGAAAATTTAACTAAGTCTATTAAATATTCGGAGTATATTGCTGAAAATGCAAATACTGTTGAAGGAACATCAATTAATGAATCTGCTGTTAATGAATATGGCAAAATGAAAGAAGGATATACTCCAACTATGGAAGAAGTTTCTAAATGTATGGGAGAAGGTATGAAATACGAACAAGTATGCGAACAATATCCTGATGCTGACAAAGGCGCAATAAAGGAAATGTGCGATAAGTGTATGCAAGAAGAAAAGAAATCTTACAAAGATACTATTAGTGAAAAATTAGAAAGTTTAATTTCTAAGGCTGAAGCTAAGAATGTTTCTGAAATGCACTTTATGAATTTCTTATCAGAATCTAAAAAGAATCAATTTGATTCTTTGGCTGATGACAAAAAAGTTCTATTAGTTGAATCAATGAATTCAAATCAAATCATGTCAACTGTGCAAGCAGAGAATGTTTGGGATTCATGTTTTATAACTGAAAGAAAGGCAATTAACTTTATTAATGATATGCCATCAAAGTATTCTGATAAATGGAATGCTCTTTCTGAAAATAGAAAAGAACAAATCATATCAGAATCTAAATTCCATTCGTTAAGTACTCCTTATGCCATTAATAACTTTTGGCAAACAAGAGATCTTAGAGATACTCAAATGAATTTAGAAACTCTGAACGAAAGTAAAACTGCTGCTGAGGCTGCTCAAACTAAAACTGAGCCATTATTAAATGAAAGCTATTCAGCAGATTTAATTCAAAAAATGAAATTCAGATTAAATAGATAATCATTTAATCTAAACAATATAATCGAATAGTCAAGAAGAAAAGGACTCAGGCGATTAAAAACGGAATATTAATAGTATTCCACAAAATGCGAAAAATAATTTTAAAAAATGTACGCAAATCAATTAATCAACGAGGCTGAGGTTCAAAAGACTTGGGGACCTGTTATTGAGGAAAGTACTGGAATTACTGAAAAGTCTAAGTTATCTTGGATGTCTAAGTACTGCCATTACCATAACCTTAATGAGAGTGTTTACAATACTGTACACCTTAACCCGAACATGAATGTTCAAAGTATGGGGAACGTAACATTGCCAGGAAACCCTGGATCAATGAATGCTTTCCCAGCACAAGCTGCTGGATCTGGTGACAGACCTTTTTCTTTGCTACCACTTGCAATGCAAGTAGCTGCTCAGACTGTAGGTTTAGACTTAGTACCTGTAGTACCAATGCAAGGCCCAATGGGAGTTTTAACTTACCTAGACTTTGTATATGGTGGAGGTAGAGGATCAGGAGCTCCATTAAACGGCGCTTTAGATACTACTGCTGCTCCATTACTAATTAAATTTAGTGTAGCTAATACAGATGCATCTGCTTTTGCAGTAAATGATCTTTATTATGCAGATCCAATCGCTGTTCCAACTGTAGCTCAGGCTGTAGGTGCTGCTTACGAATTAACTTACGTAGGTGCTTCAAGAATAGACGGATTACAAATATTTAGAGTAAGAGCAAATACAACAGCACTTAATGTTGCTGCTGGAACTGCAGGAAACTCTGGATTCAATTATGCTCAAGGTGCTGAAACTGCTTCTGGAACTATTTACAATTCAATTGTACAAGCTGGAAGATTATACGGTTTAGCAAGAGTAAACGGAGTAAGACCTGCATTAGGTGCTGCAATCGTAGGATTCGGTATTGCTGGTACTAACGCTGTTGCTCAAGTAACTGCAACTGCTCAAGGTGGTTCTCAGTTAGGTTTAGTAAAAGCTCTAGAAGATCATATTTCTGGTTTCTCTGGTAATGCTTTTCAACCTGCAAATGATCCTGCTACTGGCGGGCCTGCTTTTGCTAACCAGAATGCTAACGGTTTAGATCCTTACTTAAGAGGTGTAGGTGAATCAACTGTTGATAACGTTATGGGACTAAGCTTATTCAACAAGTCTGTAGCTGCTGAAACTTTCCAAGTTGCTGCTGCTGTGACTAGAGAACAAGTTCAAGATCTGAAGCAATTCGGAATTGATGCTGTTGCTCAAGTTGAAGCTGTATTGGTAAATGAGTTAACTCAATCTATCAATAAATACATCTTAGACAGAATCTTTAGAAATGGAACTACAAATGCTGTAAATATCCAAGCTGTTTCTGGAACTATGTTATCTGATGCATACAACACAGCTGCTGCTGCTGCAAATAACGTTACGTTAACTGCTAATAATACAACAAATGTTGCTCAGGTAGTTGCTGTTGGTGCTGCAACGCTAGTTGGACAAGGTGGAAACACACAAGGAGATCTACAACGTAGAATCTATACTAAAATTCTTGCTGCAAGTAACTTAATTGCTACTAGAGGAAGAAGAGGACCTGCATCATTTGCAGTAACAGGTGGAGAAATGGCAACTGCTCTTCAATCTGTAGCTGGATTTATTGCATATCCGTTATCTAATACAGTTAACCAAGCTGGTGGATCTTTATATCCAATCGGTGCAATTGCTGGGGTAACAATCTATGTAGATCCTAACAGAGCTTTTAATGACTATACTATAGCAGTAGGTCGTAAAGGTGATGGTAACTCTCCTGGATTAGTATTTATGCCTTACTTAATGGCTGAATCAGTAGAAACAATCGCAGAAGGAACTATGGCTCCTAAAATCGCGGTTAAATCTAGATTTGCTTTAGTAGATGCTGGATTCAATCCTGAGTTAATGTATTACACAATGGGCTTTACGTTCACTGGTGGAGCTTCTATTATCTAATAGAAACTTTATTTAATACTTTATATAGAAAGCCACTCTTCGGAGTGGCTTTTTTGTTCTTACTGCTTTAATATATAAAACAATTAAAAACAATAATAGATCATGGCAAAATTAAAGACATATACAGAATTTGTTAACGAAGCACTAATAGATGCCGTTAAGAATCCAATTAAGTGGAAAAAGATTAAAAACAATGCAAAGAAATATCAAAAAGCTAAAGTAGCACAAGCGCTTAATGATGTAGATCATGCAAAGAGAAAAGAAAAAGGTAAAGCTAATGATTTACCTAAAGAAAAGCTTGAAATTTTAAATCAGGCAAATAAAGCTAAAAATGCTGCACTAAAAGATGCTGCATCTAATGTAGCTCAAAGAATGTCTGATCTTGCTACAACTACAGGTTTAAAAAGAGTTGCTCAATTAGCTAAAACTAAAGCTGCGTTAGCTGCTAATCAAATTGCGCTTAAGGCTGCTGATGGAGAAGAAGCTAGACAATTAAAGATTAAACAAAAGGAATTAGCAACAGATGCTGCAGGTCAACAAAAGGCATTAGCAGATTATGAATCAACTGCAAAGAAAAAAGAAACTGATGATGGTCCTGCATTTGGAAAGGGTGGAACAGAAGAAAAGAAAGAAACTCCAGAACAAAAGGAAAAAAGATTAGCTAAAGAAAAAGCTGATGCTGAAAAGGCAGATGATACTAAAGTAGATGATACTAAAGTAGATGATACTAAAGTAGATGATAAAGGTAAAGATTCTACAACTAGACCCAAAGATGGTAAAAACTCTAAAGCAGATATTATTAAAAGATTTCAAGATCTTTTAGATAAAGAAGAAGATCCTGCTAGCCCAAAAGCAGTAAAGCTTAAAGATAAGATTGCTTCATTACAAAAAGAATCTGAAGAAAGATTTATGAATCCTAAATTTGTTTCTTTATTAGAAGCAGAATTATTAGAACTAGGAAATAACTATAATTATGTAAATGAATCTATTGCTCAGAAATTTTCAAGATTAAGAGAAACCATATAACTATGAAACATATAAAATTATTTGAACAGTATATAAATGAAGCGTCTAAAGATGAATTCATGGCAAAGATGGTAAAGAATCCAGTAACAGGCCGTGAAGTTAAAGTTGCTTCAATA